CAGAATTTATTGCGTTCAACCTATTAACCATGGTCTTTGCGGCATGTGGCAAGTAACCATTTTGTATGTTGTCTAATATACGTAGTACGTTAGTTAGCTCCTGAGGTGTTAGTGAATCTAATGCTTTTGTTCTTATAAGTTTACCAAATTCTCTAATCACATTTCTTTCATCCCGTGAAGGTAAATTGTTTGGGTTGGGGTCACCCGCCGTAGCAATCTCTATTTTAAGCAAAGTCTTTGCAGCTTCTATTTCAGCTTCGCTTTTTTGCGTTGGCTCAAGTGTTGGTAAGATTTGTGATTTATACTTTCGCATCACTTCAAACTCCCTATCATCTATTTGACCTGTATCAAGCATCTTCTGTATAGTGGCTCTGTAGTCTAACTTACCATCTTTGAATACCTTCTGATCCGTTTCTGCTAACCTGTCTGATAGATCACTAGACATGGATAATTCTTCGTCTAATTGTTTGAGCACAGGTTCATACAACTCTTCTATTTTATTTTGAGTAGGTAAGTCTAATATTTGTTTTGGTTGTGAGAATATATTAATTAGTTCGAGGTAGTTATCAAGAACTTGTAGTGGCACACGGGAGGGGCTTATACTAAATACTCTTTGCAATTGCGACTTGATACCAGAAGCAATACCTATTTTAGTTTCAACAGCTTTCCTAGCTCTTTTGAGTTTTGTGTTGGCACCTCTTATTTTGTTGGTGTAGTCTACGTCCGCCATGACTCTCGTCATGTAGTCAATAAAGTTATCTCTTGAGACAGGATTGAGTAAGTCTGTCTTTCTTAGACGAGACATTATCGAGGTCATCTGATTAACTGTAATAGTGCCGTTTACACTAAGCTCTTTGAGTTCTTGACCTAATACCTTTTCAGCCCTTTTCAGAGCGACTTTCAGAGTCTTTGCGCCCTCTTGAATATCTTTTATCCTTTTATATAAAAGATTTTTTTCCGTAAACGTTACTTTTTTTACATCCTTCAGTGTACCAAATAATCTTTTTACAGATGGAGCGCTCTTTTCTTTTATACCTAAACGCTTCCTCACATCTCTAAATAATGCCTCACGTTGTACATCAGAAGATTGTTCGTAAAGTTTTGTTTGCTCTAGATAACTTATGACATTCTTAGGTATTTGTTTAAATTGTCTACCCCTTTTCTTTGACTTTTCTATAATGCCTTCTATCTCCTTGAAGACTCTTTCTTTGCTTGCTCCTAGTTCCTCCTCAACTTGTTGACGTCCACCAAGTCTTGGTGGCTTATATCTAGGTTGCCCAGGTTTCTTTATAAATAATCCACCGCCTCTACCGAACTGATCTTCACGTGAACGAAATGCTTCAAACCCAAACGGCTCTACTGCTTTTCTTAGTTGCGATAAATTTGCAGTCTTGGGAATAAAACCATCGTTGTTCATATTGTAAAGACGGGTAACATCTTCTATACTTCTTTGTTCTCTAACTAATTCTGCTGTACCTACTTTAGGTATAGATCCTGCACTACTTTTTACGTTTGCTTTATCAAATTTAGTTTCACCTATTGCTTCTTTTTCAGAGACCTGAACATCTTTCTGATTATATTTTAAATATTTTTTTGTTACATTACTTGACTGAAGAAACTCAGTAGGCTGATATATTCCGTTTATGTTAGCTTTAATTGTAAAAGCAAAGGAAGGATGATAATCTACGTCACCTACATTTGGTTTTGAAATTTCAAATGTTTTATTATCAAATTCTATTATACTCACCAAATCACCAGAGACACTACCTACATTTAGAGGGTCTTCAAATTTTCCTACAAAGTCTAATTTATTTTTTACACCTACAGCCTCCTGATATTTTTTATTAGCAGAAAGTTTATCGTTTAAAATTTTTCTTAAATCAGGAGAGTAATTATTATTTATATCAAGTAATTCAATTAGTTGTTTTGGATTGTCTCTGAAGATATTTAAATTTTTAATATTCCTGCCTAGTTTTTTCTTGAATATATTAAATGCTTTTACCCCTTCAATACTAGTTAAGCCTTCATTAAAAGTATTTATTATTTCTCTGTTAGTTAGTATGTTGTTTTGTAATGCCGCATCAGTAAGTTGTTCTAATAGGTTTTGTTGAAACTGCCATGAACCTTCTTTTGTTCCTACATGTGGCATAAATAAATTAGCATTACCTTGAACAGAATTCCTAATAAATGTTTCGGCTTGCGCTTGACTATTAAAAGCAGCTAGATTAGATTTATCTCCAAGCTTTAATCCTTGCCTTTCCATCATCAAAGGCACGTAGCTTTTACCTCCGTCAAGTTGAAGAACTATTCCTGGTGCAATTTCAGTTGGGCCTGCATTAGTGAAGTCATACATGTTGGTAACAAAATTTTGTCCATTGAAATCAGCTAGACTTTTTTGTTGTATAAGTGTCGCAAAAGACCTTGTATCATTTGATACACTAGGTGCTTTTTGTTCACGCTCTTGTTGCTCTGTTATTTCAACTGTACCGACTTGTCCACCCTCTCCTTGTTCTTGTTCTAATAGCTCACCTGACTCCAATATTTCTATGTCTGACTGCTGTATTTCTTCTCCTGTCCTTACTCTTTGGGATAAAGTATTGAGTAAGTTTATTACATCTTCGTCAGTTCTAGTAAACTCTGATAGGTTTATATCAAGACCTATAGTCTTTGCTATGTCTTCTAAAAACTTAATTATAATATTTTTGGTTGGAGTTGGTAATGAGCTGTATGCTTCTTCAGTTGCCATAATACCAAACAGTTCAGCAGCTCTCTCTTCATTTTGTAATTCTGATACATCCGTATATGACTCGGCAAATGTATCTATGCGTTTTGCGAGTGGACTGTTGTTCGGAAGAACCTTACGAACAGACTTCATCATATTTTCTGCTTGTTGTGCAGCCTGCTGATTAGTCTTAATGTTCTTTAAAAATACGGCATGAAATATTTCATGCGGAGCCGTAGACAATGACGCTTTGCTTAAATTAATATGTATAGTATCCTGCGCATCAAAGAATGCTCGTCCTGTTTTATTAGTTGCATTTTCAAATTGCTCTTGCGTCTCGTGCATTACTATCCGCATATTTGGCAATATCTTTCTTACAGATTTAGCTCCAACTTTTGCTATATCAATAACTTTTTTAATCGTGCTTTCTCTCTCTGGTATAACTTGTACTCCCTCGGGGCTTCTATTTATAAAAAGATTTTCCGATACCTGCTCCTGGTTTGTAGTGTCCTCCACTATATCTTGCTCGGTAGTAACCTGTTCATCTGTCTTCTGATCTGTTGTTACTTGTTCGTTTGGGTCAAGCTGATTTTCTGTTAGCTCTTTTATTTCTTGTCTTAACTTAGACTTTTCCTCTTTTGCAACCTCAGTGGTTTCATTTTCGAGATTATCAATTTCAATTTGCTTTTTTGTTATCTCGTCTAATGTAGGCTCGTTTAAGTTTGGTAATGTATTTTTTATACTTTTTTTCTTAGACAAGAAAGTAATTTTGTCCTGTAGCTTTTGTTGCGTCTGCTCGTCATTCTCTATTTTTATATTCTTGCCTTGAGATTCAGTAAGTTCTTCTAAGGTCATAGTTTCAATCATGTTATCGACCTCTTCTTTCGTAGATTCCACATCATTGACTATATACTTTGCAGGTTTTACTTTCTTTTGTGAAGCTAAATTTATAACGCCCATAGGCAGTTCTGCAATACCTTCTAGTGCTATGTCTGATATGTCCAACTCTTGTCCTGTAGCGAGTTGAGCGGCAGCTTCACCCGCAGATCCACCTACACCTTCAGTCACAGTTCCTGCTATTGCTGCTTTTGTAAATGGTTTTGTTTTAGCTGATTTAATTATTTCTTTTGCTATTCTGCCACCCATTCGTGCAGTGAAGGCGTCTACGGCACCTATTGTTAATCCTCTTGTTACGGCTTTGTTTCTTATTCTGTTATACACTTCAGGCTTACTTATCAACTCCCGTACTTTGTCAGGAGTAAGTTCTTCTCCTTCTGCCTCTTGCTCTAAAACTTCTGCAAATGTAGCACCCATCTCAAGCACTGAGCCTGCCGCAGCAAATGCGTAAGGTATAGCAGCACCCGCTCCTGTTGCAATTCCTACTGGTCCGCCTGGCGCACCAAGGGCTGCGCCTGTTCCAATTGCGGACAATCCTGCAATAATAGAATCGGTGTTAGTTGCCATCGACGTAAAGGAACTAAATATAATTTCAGGTATAACAGTGGGGTTTTTTACCAAGCCCAAAACGACGCCCATGATACCTTTGCCACTATCTTCATATGTTTTCATGTAGTTTTCCATCTCTTTGGATGGAGGCAAGGCTTGTGCGTTTTTGTTGGCTTCTATGAACGAATAAATATCTTCGTCAGTTGCTTTGTTACCACGAACTAAAAGGTCAGCAGCATTCTCTGATGATACACCACGTCTGTATCCTGACGCTATGCTACGTGCCATATCGTCAACAAAGTCTCCTATACCTACAGGGGCTACACTATCTAAACCTCTTAGTATATCACCAAATGTTCCTTGAAAATAGTCAACCTCACCCTCTGCGTCTGTCTTTAAAAACTGTTGCTCACTTTCGGGTTGCTCTGTCGAAGAGACCTGTGGAACAGTTGGTGGCTCCAATAAACCAACCTCTGAAGTAGATGCCCCACCGTCTTTTTTTTTTACGCCTACAAGAACTTGGTAATCTTCAATAGGTTTGGTATAACCTTCTTCTTTAAAAAGATCATAAGAGTCCTGTAAAGCATTAGGATTGCTGTTAATTAGATTTACAAAATCTTGCAAACTACCCTCATAGCCTTCAGCAGTAAACAACTCATATGCGTCTTGTAAAGCTTGTTCGTTCATATTATTTATTATATTGAGATGTCCTACCTGTTAGAGGGTCTGGTTCTAAATTTAATTTTTCTTCAAGCCCTAATTTTTTAATCGCTACTAATAAGAATTTTTTTAATTTATCTTTTTCCTTCCTTACACCTGAAGGGGTGTAATTGTTAGCATCTATAATCACCGTTTCTTCTACACCAGGTACAGTAACAAATACTTCATTGCTCAATCCTCCAGTGGCTTCTGCTTTTAAACCTAGGTCAGTAAACTCTGCTTCTAATTCTTTAGCTAAATCATTATCTTGTTTACCAAAAGGCACTCCCTTATCAAAATCAAGTTTTCCACTTTTCAACTTCGTGTCAATATATCTGTTTGTAGATATATTGAATCTTGTTCTGCCTGTTCGGGATACTCCCTCGCCTGCGGTAGCTTTGCCTTTTGAACTTGTAGTGGCGCCATAAATAAAATTACCCTCATCATCTCTACGATTCCATAATTGTCTAAACTCTTTTGTTTGGGTCTTTTCACTACCTAATAATAAGTTAGAAGCAGCTTGTATGAAATCTCTTTCTGATAAAGGTTTAGTTTTGTCAGGATTACCTTCTGCATCTTTTGCAAAGAAACTAACCGTTTCTGTTCTTATATTACCTAGATCATCTTCTACAGTTAATATTAAACCGTCATCATTTCTTTCTACCTTCCTTATCCCTGGTTCAATACCCTTAAAGTAAGTTGTCGCTACTTCCAAATCTACATCACCACCTCGATACATTTGAGACATAGTATCCATACTTAATCTAAGTGAATCTTTTTCTTCTTGTAGTTTTCGGTTAACTTGACCTATATCAAATCTTTGTGCATCGGTTAGTCTTGTATCAGCTTTGATTTTAAACTCTTTATCTATTGAGTTTTTCACAAGAGCAACCATGTTCTTGTCAATAATTTTTTGTTGATCTTCTGTTATCTCAGGGACATATCGACTTTGTTTGTCAAGTTTCATTCTTATTTGGTGATTACCTGTATCGACAAAGTTTCCTTGAGCGTCTGGAAATACCATCTCTACTGTTTTACCGTCAATTGTACCAATGGTATCAAATAAAAAACTAGCTTTGGAAAAAGGGTCGCCCGCAAAAGTTGCGTTTATTTGTGATAATAAAGCATTAGCTGCATCCTCCTGTCCTTTTTTAGGAACAAGCTTCCCTTCAACAACATCAAATAATGCTTGCACATCAAAACCTTTTTCTGTTGTTATGTAGCCTTTCAAACTTGTACCATCTGGAGCTAGTCCATCTAGGACATCTAGGGCTTCAGTTTTTAAATTTTCTGTTAATTTTGCTACTTGGTCTTGAGTTTTGTATTTGTCTATTTTTTGAAAAATAATATTTTGAGCGGTGCTTAGTCCCATTAAATCGAATTGGCTGTCACCTATTTTTATATCCCCTTCTTTTCCTTCGCCTGTGGTTAGAGCCAAACTAACATCACCATTGATAGGGTTTATATAATATTGTGATCCAGAAGCAAGTCCGTACTGTTCAGCTAAACCTAGTAAACCTCCTTCAATACCGCTTGCCTCATCAGCTTTGATTCTATCCACATGCATTTGATAAGAGTCTTGATACTGTTTAGATAAACTAAAAGCTCTTTCGGTTCCCATCTTTACATTGTTGTATTTTAGATTATAATCTCTACGGCTTATATCCCCACGCTTCAACGCCCTCAAATCATTTAGTAAAACTTCTTCGGCTTGTTGAGTGTAGTTAGCTATACGTTGATTTTCTGCTAAGTCTTCACCAACAGGTTTCTCCATTAACCTTGTTAACGAATCATTCAGTGCCTTCTGATCTGCCGCTCGTCTTGAGGCTTTAGCCTCTTCGATGGCAGCCATGTTTTTGTTTATATCAGAAGATATTTTATTCCAATCTATCTGATTGGTTTTCTCCCGTTCAGCATATTTATAAAATGTAGCCATTTATTAAATATTAAATTTGTGCACCACCAACGTTTCCACCACCACTTACGCCAAACACATTTAACAAAGGGCTTAAAAGTGTACCACCTACAGATTTCAATGCACCAAAAGCATCACGGAGTGTATCACCCGCCATAGATGTTTCACCCTGTGCCACTCGTGTTGCTCTATTATTTTGACGTGTAGTACGATTCTCTAGACGTTTGTTTTTTCTTTCGGGGCTATCACTATAAGGATCCGTTCCCATAATACCTTGACCAAGTTGAGCGAGAGACTGAACACCTGAAGCAAGAGCAAGGTTTTTATTACGCTCTGCATCTCGTGCGGCGAGTTGAGCTCCTTGTACTTCTCCTAAATCTAAATCCACTCTTGCCTTTTGTAAAGCAGATTCTTCAGCCGCAATCAATCTTTCTAAATTTTCTAAAGCATCTATCTCCCTATCTTGAATGTTTTGCGCTTGTTGTGTAGCTGCCATAGCTACTCTTCCAGCTGTAGCTGCCGCTCCCCGCTCAGCTTCTTGACCTGCTGTTACAAGTTGAGCACCTACTCCCGCTAATGCATCTCTTTCTCTTTCAAAAGATTTAAGATTTATATCTAACCCTTTGAAAACGTTCTCCTCTAATTTTGCACGTGCATCTTTCATTGCTTTTTCAGCCGCAGCTTCGGCCTCTTTTTGTGCTTTGTTTTGCTTAGAGTATTGCGCAAAACTTAATCCTGTGCTTGCTGCAGATAAAGCTGTACCTACGATTGCTGTTGCTGCTGCCATATTATAATTTTTTTATCATTTCTTTATTGTACGAATCGGCTTCATTATAACCAAGTTCCGTATATGTTGCCATTAGGTTTTTATTTTTAATTAACGCATAACAAAAAACAAAACCTAAATTACGACACATCTTGGTTAAAGTTTCTATAAGTAAAAAAATAGCTTGTTTCCTTTGCGGTTTCTTTTTATAATGACGATCTGATATAATCCAATCCACCCAAGCTACTTTAGAATTTGTCATATATATATATCCTGCACAAACAGGGGTATCTTTATCCAAAACCATTATACCACCCTTACCAGAGTCAGGCAGAAAATCTTTCACGGGCGCAACCCATTTCCAATCTTTCCACCACTTAACTAAATACTTTTCGTAGTCAAGTTCGTTTAGGTTTCGTACGGTTAATTCATTTACTGACAAAGATACTAATTTTATGGAAAGCTTTTCGAGACCTCAGTTTCAACAGCAAACAATTCTGTTGAAGTTGTCTTGTTATTCTGCATAGTGAAAACCATATAGTGTCCAAGTAAACCATGAGATTCTACTGTTTGATTTTTGATATATAATATAAAACCCGTCTGCGTGGATGGTGCTGTTGCCCCTGTTATTGTTGCGTCTAGTGTAATTCTATTTATATTGTTTGGTATGTCAACCTCTATGTTTGTAATTTTGCCTGCAAGTGTTGGCGTGGTGTAAGGGGGTATAGCGTGATATATCATATCCCCTATGGCGATTATATTACCTATTTCAACACTATTTGCAAAGTTTATTATTGGTATTGTGCTTGTACCTGTAACACTTGTGCTTTGAGCAATACCATTCATTGATCTTTGAAGATACTCAGTAACGTTTGCAGGATCAGTGCCTGTAGATCTTATGTAAGCAAACCAATCACCTTCCTTTTTTACAAACCAATCATCATTCACTAGACCTGTATTAGGTAAATCAGTTTCAAAAGTTGTTGTCCATGAGTTTTCACCTTCGATATTCAGAGTTTTGAACACTTTGTTTTCAAGTGGTAGCTCATTAAATACACTTTTTATTTGAGACAGGTATTGCACGTTGTAATAATTATTACGCACTGCATTAGTGTTGTGTTGATATATGTTGCCTCCTTTGAAACTGTAAAAAAAGTTATTCATGCCTATCATTTGCTCAGGTATATATGAATAAAAAGAAGGCCAACCTTGTGAGTTTTCACTAAAGGTAAGTGTAAGGTCTGTAAAATTTAAGTTTTCGTGTGCCATATTTTGTACTAAATTAAGAAATTATTTGTTTCTCTATTTTATGCACCCATTCATTTTTGGTTGTATATGTCCATACAATAGATTTAACAGGTGTCTCAGTAGATTCAAACTCGTAGGCTAGTGTAGTAAGCGCACCATTTTTATACTCGCTTTTATTTAAGTCCTCTCGATATAAAGTTCGCCCTGTTTCATCTTCGATTGCAACCATTATAAAAGATATATTGCATGTGCAACCAAGAGACTTTTGTATATTAGGATATTCTTTACTCCAATCTACAGTGCCCTTGTACAATGTTTGTGACACAGTTCTCCAATTATCATCTCGTGACAACACAGTTGGTGGTATCTTGCCATCTTTCGCATCTAAATGAAGTCTTCTTAATTTAAAATCAACACCCGCATAGTCTTCATATTCTTTAAGAGTTCTAATCCTTCCAATATCGTGAGGGTATAAAGTATATCCATTATCTTCCATTCCTAATAACTGACGCAACCTACTCTTTGATGCTTCATCTATTTTATACCATGTTGTATTCAATTTATTTGTTGATTCATTTTTAAAATCATCCCAATGTTTTGTTCTGCCATCTCTAGTATATTCATGCCAAACAACAGTTCTGTGAGGATGAAATATATCGTAACCTAAAGAATATGATCTAACAGAAAGCGATATCTCATCGCCTTGAAAATATAAATTTGGATCATAAAGATATTCTTTACAATGAATACCTAACGTAAAATAAAAATGCCCAGAAACAAATCTACCTGGTATAGGCTTAGACAAACTTTGCCACCTTTCTATTTCGCTAGGTGTAAAAACTATTGTACCTGCACTGGTAAATTTTACAGGTAACATTTTATATGGAGCCTCACATATCTTTTCGTTAGTCTTTGGATTATACATTCCACAATAAGTTGTTAACATAGGTTTGGAAACCTCTGTTTGATTAGCCATATATATCAAAGCTTGATCCCAACCGTGTAGCATTCTATGATGTGAATCAAGTTGAAGTGTCCATTTTTCTCCTTTCCATAATTTTTGTATAAGGTGTCTCGCCCAACACAATCCACGTGACTCATCCCATGGTACAGATATTATACGAAACCGTGGATCATCTTTGTATTCTTCTAAATTGTCCCATGTATCATCTGGATGAAATTGATGACAAATACCAAATGTAAGTCTTTCGGGGTGTATTGCTGTCGCTAATATATCTTTGATCGTAGGCAATAATTCAGGATCCCTGTAACTAGGAATTTGAATAAATATAGATTCCATTTGATTAAATTAATTACTAAGGTAGTAATATTTTAGAAAGTGCTGAAAGGAAAAGAACCGCCTTGTGTACATTGCGGACTATTACAGCTTGGTACTTGATACATTACACTTCCAGCAACAGTTGCACCTATTGGTGCATTGCCAATTATAGTTCCGCATGGAAACCCTGACCCACCATCAAATCTAAACACTACCACTGTGTTTGTTGAAAACGGAGTTCCAGATTCAATATTAAATAAAGTGTTAGTACCACACTGTCTTATTTGATAGAAGTTAGCTGGTCTGTCCTCAGCTACGGTACCTGTTATAGTTGTGTTGCCCGTTACATCAGACGTCGTAAGTGTACCGCTAAAGTTAGTAACATTAGCAGGTGTCGTAAACGAAAAGCCTTGATTCGCAGAAACAGTGGTGTTGAATGTAAATGGAGTAGAAGCTCCATATGCACCCTTTCTAGTATCTCCTGCAACGTCTCCACTTATAGTATATCCTTCTGTTGGGCCTACTATTTCGTTGATAACATTTCCTAAAGTTGCCGTTACTTCTGTTGGTGCAGTCGGACATGGGCTTATGGTTTGCGTAAATGCAGCACCATTCCAAAATTTAGAACTTGATCCTGATGCAGTGATTTGTGTATACCAACCTATGGCTGCAAAGTTTGTACTATCGCACGCACCTGTTGGGTTATATATTTGACTTGCTGACAACAGTGTTGTACCGTTTGCTCTAACATTAACACTGCCACTAGTTGTACAGTTATTATTAGGGTTATAACTCAAAGATAACGTAGTCACACCTGCGCATGGATCACAAGTAGAACAGTTAGTGTATATTTGATTACCTACTATATCGGTAGTTGTAGATGAGTCAGTGGATGTGCTTATTACTTGATAGCAAATTCCACCTATTTTTACTGATTGACCATTACTAATTGCAGCACCGTTGTAACGTGCTACAATTGTGGAACCTGTACCATCGCATTTTCGTAGATTGTAATAATCGTATGGATCCGAAGGTGCGCTTGGTGTTCCGTCGCAAGGAGATTGTTCGTCCAAAGTTACTGTACCTGTTGCGGTAATAGATCCTGTTACCACACATCTGGCTGTTTCTTCATTTATACCAATTGCTTGGCTGTTAAAATTTGTGCCATCGCAGTCAGTATAACTTATTGTACCACCCGATCCTCCACCTTGAACAATAAATAAAGTACATGGCGATACAGGTGGACAATCGCCTGTAATAGTATTACCTGTACTAGTAATAATAGGTGTGCCGAGTGTCCAACAATTACTGTTTATATTAGTCAATACTTTTTGTCCCTCTGTTCTTGGGTTATTTGCATCTTGCTGTACCTCACTATCTGATTGACCACTTTGTGATATTATAAAACCATTAGGATCTTGGACTGGTGGGTCACATGCATCACAATTAGCGAAAGGTGGTATACTACTATCGTATTCCAAAAAGTTTGTAGTTTCAGCCGCAACTGTTTGAATGGAGTAACAGACAGAAGAGCCAACTGTTCTAACAACTTCACTAGAGTTTAACGTGGTATTGATCGCTGACCTTATGACAACTGCCGTTACATTATTACACTCTACTGCATTATAGTAATTATATTGAACAGCAGGCGGTGGGCAACCAAATTGTGTAGGGACTATTTGTATTTCGTTACTTATAGTCCCTGCAGGTGGCGTTGGGTTACCTGCACTATTATCATAAATATAAAATATAGGTGGGTCTTGTTGACTGTCTTGATATCTTTGGTTAAACTGTGAAGTATCAGGCGGTGTAGCCGTATATTTTAATGTGCTACCTTGAGTGGTTGGACAAGACAATAGTTTATAATACAACGTAACAGGAGGTGGTTGAGTTATAGGAGGTGAAGTTGTGGCGGGTGGTGTTGTGACAGGAGGTGCAGTAGTAGGCGGTGCACCACAAGATGGACAAGCTGTTTGTGGTAATAGTCTACCACCTAAACCTGCAACACAATCCACTTGCTCTCTAACAATACCACCTATTTGGTAAAAACCATTTGGAGCGCAAGTTGTTAAGGCTGCATCTGAAAATACTGTTGTAGCTTCTTCAAAACTAGGTCCGTCTATGTAAAATACCGCTGCAGCTCCCATAATTACAAAGTTAACATATTTGAAGTTCCGTTGAAAATCCTGAATCATCCATCCTCAAAACACCTTGTTTAAATTGTGGATTTGCTTGAGTCTGTCCCGCAGCAGGGGCAGCCACACCAAAGTAATTGTTTTGTCCTTGGAACGGTACATTAAGATTTATATCCAAATAAAATCTAGTGACCCCTGGGAATGTTGTTGATAAACTAGATGCAGTAGTGTAAACAAAAGTTGCGCAGAATGTGCTATCTGTACACGGTATAGGAGTGGCAGAGCCCGCACCAGGTGAATTGCTACTAAACACCCATTTGTAAACAGGTATTGTTTGTGGACAATTAGTTGTATCACCACAAGCTGAGGCTTGTAAATTAATTACACCATCCTGTCCATTACCCACACCTACTCTATCTATAGTTGCACAGTTTGTTTCTGTCGGTTGTCCTGTATTTATAAGATCTTGATTTATAGGAGTAAATTGTACGACATCACCTATGCTGAATTGTCCAAGCGTTGTTTGTCCTTGTAAAAATACAGTAGAAGCTGAGTTACAAACTTGAGCTCTATAAAAGAATACTGTACATAATCCTGTTTGTGTAATTGTTCCACCTTGACCGACAGGTTGTTGCGGTACGTTTATAGCACACCTTGTGATTGCATTTGCTGTGCCAGGATGAACGGTTTCTTGTGTTGGTGTACCGTCACACCCTAACCACCAGAAAGTCCCTACATCACCCCCATTTTGCCCTACAACAGTAAGAGTAGCCCCATTAGTTGCTGTAACAGTACCCGTTTGTGCATAAACCTCAACCTCCTCATTAGGTTGTAATATATAATTGAAACCTGCGCCACCCGCACACTTAGTAAAGTTTACAGATGAAGTGTTTGTTGCAGTCGCTTTTACGGAAACAGACTCACATGCAGCAGGAACTTCCAATGTATATTGATGACATATAGTTGGAGTTGGTGTTGGAGTTAAAGTCGATGTTGGGGTCGGTTCTACTGCACATGTACAACATGCATCTGTGGCATCTATATTTGAATAGCATAACTGAACTTGTGTAGATTTTCTATAATCCCATATTAAGTACAAGTTTTTATCTGCCGATGTGCCTGCAGGCATATTAAATTGTGCTGAAAATTGTGGATCAAATCTTGTGCTAATAGGTGTTGCTGTAGCTGAAGCAGCTAGAAGAGCTGACAAATCAGTTAAAGTTTTACCATAGAATGTACTTGTCCTTAAATATCTAAAGTTGTTTTTGGATGCGTCAAACTCAAAATCATCAAAGTCTAACTTGTTGCTAATTATAGTAATCTCTGCTCCGTCATCTGGAATGACTCCTGCGCCTTGCGATCCTGTAAGTTCTGTAAACTGTGATAACAATGGATATTGAGTGCCTGAAGCAAATTCCACGAGCTCTGAATGTAAAGGAGATATAAATAAACCATCTGTCCATCTATATTCATTATGTATGAATTTACCTCGATCTTGATTGCTTGTTATTGAAACTTGGAATATGGTAATTTGATCTGGCTCAGGACAAAAAGTTGTTATTTCAATGGCATCAGTTGTTATTGCATCTGATGAAACGGTAATTGCTATTATGTCCGCATAAACAGAATTTTTGTCAATTTGTAATGTACCACTAATACTAACGGGGCCTGTAGTAAATGAATTACCGTTGTAAAGTGCTGTAATGGTATAATTATTATTTGAGGTAGCGTCTTCGGTTACAATATTTCCGCCACTTGAAGCGGTAGAATTTGTTTCGGTTGTTAATATTTCATTACTAGTACCTGTACCGTCTTCCGTAACTATATTGTTGTTCCCACCACTTGGCAAAACATAGTCAATATTTACAGTACCAACCTCTTGGGTTACGTTAACACAATATGTAAAAGATACATTTGGTTGAAGTTGTATGTCTCTGCTCGTGCCGCAAAAATCACAATCACCTACAAACGGTAGTTTATTTCCGTTAGATGATAAAACATATTCATTCATGTATGGGTCAAACCCTCCAATTTTTTGTTGATCATATGTACTGTGAAATAGATCTCTAAAGTACGGTCGCATACCAAACTCTGATATAACCGTTAGTGATTCATTATTGTATGCACCTCCTTTAAGTTGTAGAACTGCACCCCTTTGCTCGTCTGTAAAAAATTTATCTGGTCCAAATACTGCGAAACTTTCAGGGTTTCTACTTATACCATACTCTTCAAGTCTAGCTATTTGTTGCCCTAATACTTGAGGTACAGATGTCAATGCACCACCTCCACCTGCGTCTGACAATAAATCTTTACCTGCTAATACATATGAAATTCTATCTTCTTGCAGAACTAATATATCAGTTTCCCGAGCAAAAAGTTTTTGTACAGAAGCAAAAGCCTCTTCCAAATTTTTAAAATTTAATAAACCTAAATTAAATTCGTTTAACTTGTTGACATTTGTTTCGTCATTAAAAACACCACTGTAAGTAAGGTCAGCAAATCTATGCACCTCTTTATAGTCTTGTCCTGCGGTTGTTGTTACTCTATTACCATAAGTAAATTGCTCACCTTTTATTGAGTCTCTAACTCTATAGCTTTCCACTCCATTACCAAAAGAAAAACAATCAAAAAAGTTTGTTTCTATTATAGCAGGGGTTTGTGTTTGTATGTTTTGGTTTTGTAAGTTACCTTGATGTTCACCATTGTCATTAATTGGAAAAGACAATTCATTTTCAAACCATATATCAGGTGCAGCATCCGAAGGTTCAGTTTCAAAAACAACAACACCCGCTTGATTTGCTCTTTCTACTGTAATTTCTATTTCAACATTCGAGGATTGACCTCCAATACCTAAAGCACTTTTGCAACTAAGAGTTCCTGTGGCAAGAAACCAAAATGAATTATCACCACCTAACGAAGGATCAGATCTATAAAATTGATAATAATTTGTATCTACAGCAACATTAATATATGGATTTTGATTTGATCGTCTTATCTGTTCTTCAGGTTCAGTCGCTGCGCCTGTTAGAATTGTATTATTGTAAACATTATTTACTGTACCACCTCCACCAACTTCAGGCACACTATTTGATATTATTTTATTAGCTATATTATCACCATCAAACCAATCTTTAAAATCGTTGTAATTCTGACTCGCAAATAAATCAGGAGATTCATACAAGTTTCTACGAAACTCGCAACCTTTGCCATTTTTTCTATTACCCCCTTCCCTGTTTTGAAATATTCGTATATTAATTTTACTATTTACAGGTATAGTATAGTCCTTATATTTATATTCAGTCGGTGTTACCGTAGCAAAATCGGGGTTTGGATTCAAGATGTTTACTCTCGCTCTACCAACAGGATAACCTCGTGTAGTGTTGTTGGCGGGAAAAGTAGTACGCACCGCTGGGTAAGCTACAAAGTTTTGTCCTACCGATTGATCTACAGATATATTAAATCCTGAGGGCACTATTTCAGCATATGCACCAGATGGAATAGGTAAATAATATCCCTCTGCGGTAGGGTCTGTGCCCGTATTAAATGGGTTTTCTATTTGTAGAAAGTTAGCCTCTTGACTTGCCTTTTCTATTACAGTAGCAACTACACATTGTTCAACTGCTCCACCACTATCTCTTTTAACTACTAACCTTTGACCTGATTCTACTTTCGCAGCATTTTCGCCTTCCAACAAAAAGTATACAGAATTGCTATTTGGGTCTTTGAAATATGTTTCAGCGTATATAGTTTCATAAGTTCCTTTATCGGGCTTGATACAAAACTTATAAAATTTTGCCCAAAACGGTGCACGTTGCCCCCATGGTATCGTTACTTGTATTTCATTCTGTTGTCTAGAGTTTCTACATGGTATATACACTGTATTATTAGTGCTTGTAAGTGCAGTTGAGGATCTTAAAAATTCATCCATATAAACTATACCAACTTCATATCCTCTGTTACTATGTAAGCTTTTTGGTGTACTTACCGAACTGTAAGTAGCTTCAGATGAAACAATTTTATAATATTCATAAAACCCACCTGTTGGACTCGCAGGATCTGTAACGTATCTCATTGCAGGTAGTTGCAACTTAATCGCTGTTGAAGCGGGTACATTACCAACAATTGCAATAGGTTCACCTGCAGCTGTAGTGCTTGAGGTTATCCCACTTGCATACTTAGTAACTGTACCTGTGCTTGTTGTTTGTGTTGTTGGCACTAAACAATTAAAGTTATCTGTCAATGTAAATCCAGTACAAGAATTAGCACCCGCTGCATCATAAACAGGCTTTATGTTTCCGCTTGTCCCTATTGCTTCTTGAAATTCACTATCAGCTACTAAGTCAAATACAGATGTATAGTCTCTAGGAAGTGTGTAAGAAAACTGAAGTTCAACGTTTTGTGTAGTTGTTGTTGGTTGACTCGCTGTTGGATCATATTCTGAGTGTTCAAAAACAAATGTAAAGTTTAAAGATACCCCCGCAATCAATTGTGTGAATTGATTAAGTGCACCTAGCTCTACTTGCAAAACAGAGTTTGCTATTGTTTTCGAAGCACCATAAGTATAAGTGCCTGCAATAGTTGAAGTTTCAAGGTTTATATTTGTGATTTCAGTTTCAACTAACTGAGCGGTATATTGTTGTTGTACAGGGTTATTATATAAATCTTTTAGATCGTAGCCCTCATAGTAATTTCCATAAACCAAACGATTGCCCATTATAGTTTGAGCTACAGCACGTAAAGGTACATTGTCATATAACCTTAATAGCTCTGATTCGGGCAAGACAGTAAATATTTTACTGTTGTTAAATGCAAAACTATAATCTGTGTTGTCTGCATAACCTAATAAATTCTTATCTAACTTATCTATAATTTTTATTACATTACTTACGTTTTCTTTATATAATAGCTGAATAGCTTTTACAAGTGGACTACCACTATTAAAAACGATATCAACACCACTTATAGTGTTAATCATCCCCTCGTTAGTGTTTGTAGAAAAGTTATAATCATATATGCCAGGGTCAAAAGCAGGTTGCGTCCACTGTGAAGTTGCAGAAAATTCTCCGTTAGCATATTGATACCTGTAAGCAAAACATATAAATCTATCAGATAAAAAATCATCACCTAACGGATTTGTTTTAAATTTAAAAGAAAGTTGTGGTGATGCTGTAGGTGGTTTTTTAATGACAAGTAACTCTTCAGCTGTAATTAAATCTTGATTGAATTCAGGGTTTGGGTAATTAGTTTGTACGTTGATGACTCTAGGTGGATTTACATTATCTGTAAAAAAAAGTAAATCTTCTATTTTATTGACAGATGTTATTAAGTTTGTGCTATTGAAGTTTAAAGTGGTATTTACACCAGTGCCATCATCAATACTAACAACATGATAATTTAAGTTGTTAGTGGTTGGGTTAAGAGATACTATTAAATCTAGTTTTTTAGTAAGACCTTTGGAAAAATTTGGGTCATGAACAAACCAATATATTCTATTATTTTGACCGTCTTCAAAAGTACCTATACACTTTGCGTCTGGACTAAGAAATGTTGTTGCCTCATCACTGCCCGTTTCTTCATATTGTAAGGTTGTTAACTGCGTATTACCTTTTGAATTTTCTACAGCTCCTATTTCTGATGCTTCAGTTGAACCTAGTCTAACGTTAAGTGCGTCTATATACTCACCATTAGGCACTAGTCTCTCGTCAAGAGACTTGTTCATTCTACCTCTTACAAAATTTCTTTGAGTGTTTGGCATCTTATTTTATCCACTTGTTTTCACCACGGATATTCATTAATAGTCTACCAGGGTGAATGTTACTCATTCTTATTTTTGCATTTCTTAATAATGCTGATTTGTCTTTTCTTGCTCTGTTGACTATGTATTCTTGTACGCCAAATTTATTATTTAATAATTCATATTTTATAGCTGCATATATGTACTGCTCAAATAGTTTATTGACACTTACTTTCGAATCATCGCCCCCTTCCATACCGTCACTAATATATTCAAGTACACAAAGTTCATTAGCCATAGTAGAGTCAAAATTTATTACGCCAGCTTTTTTATCTATACGAAATGTAGGATTAAAGTTGGCAGTCTCGGTATTTAAACCATATCTAGCCCCTATATTATAATCTTTTAACTCATATGGGTCATATGCGCTTGGATCACTTATTGTTGTGTTTGAGTTGTTTTGATTTAAATATATACTTTCTTGTTGTCCTGATATGCGTTGTTGGTCTAGTTTCGATTCAGCTGTAACTACTGAACCATCTGCATTAAAACTTAATGATCCTGTAGAACTTTGTAAATAAGCTTGTGCCGAATTCACTTGAATATTTTCAGTAAGAGGTCTTAGATAACCGTCTTTATATAAAGATAACCGTATCCAATTCACATAGTCAGAAGGGAGAGTAAATACAAGATTATCAAATACTTTTAACTCCAAAGCTTTTATTTCTTTGAAGGCATCATAATTAAGTTCTTGTATGGATCTTTTAGCATGAAATAATATTTTGAATCTGTTTACATTGTTTACCAAAGCATGATTTCCTTGATACATCAACAAAAAATTAGTTACTATATCTTTCAGAGAAACATATTGATATGAACCGTAATTAGCATTCGTGGGTATAGCTCCAGCATTTTCGTAGTATTGATATTGAGATAAGTAAGCCATTAATTTTCTTTTTGTTCTTCCATCATTTCTTGCTCTGCACCAAATTGTGCAGCTTGTATTTCCCGAATAGACATACCTGCATATTGTAATATTTTAAATACTAAAGAGGTTTCATCATCGGGAGATAACTCAAAGTCTTGAAAATCCGATGCACTTTGGTTAAATGCAGGCGCACCATCACTAACTGTAATATAGGTCCAATTAGGTGCTTTTGGATACCTTATATATTGAGCTTGTATATCGCTTGCACCATTATATTGTGCAGGGAATACAGTCATCAAATTTCCTTGTAAACTATATGCAGGAAATCCCAAAGATGGACTTGTTAACATTGAATTGTTTAAAAGTGTAATTTGGCTATTTGAAACTTTTTCTGCCTCTCCTTGAAATATACCACCACTAAAACATAACACCTTATTAATTAAATAATAATCATCACCTGTTGTAGATTGCGAGGGTAAAAAATATTGGTTGAGCGTGCTTTGTGTTAAAGTTTTAGTTTCAGAAAATAAATCAATTACCTCTTCGTAACCTTTTCTTATATCAGCATATCCTGTGCCAACTAATCTTGCATTTTCTTGATTTATTAATTGATTGTATTGATAAAAATAATCGTCAAATATATCTAGCTGAGCTTGTTTTGCAAATAAATTAAAATCAGATGGCGATATATAACCGTAGTTATTTTTATTAAGAATAGCTAAGACAGTATTTCTTACGGAATTAATCATTATTAATATTTTAACAAAGATAGGTAAAAAAAAAAGACACCCTAAAAAGAGTGTCTCCTTCAAACCATTTCAAACCAATGAAAAAAAGCGTCTTAGTATTTTAAGAAAATACAGTAACTGCAATACTTGTAACAGTTTGTCCTGTTGGTAATTCTACAGGAGTAACTACGTTAGTCCAGCTTGTTTGACATGCTTTTTCAATAGCAGCATTAATTGCTGTTACTAAAGCAAATGTGCTTCCAACTGTTACTAAAGCATAATGATGTGAAAAAGAAGATGTGCTGTAAAGTCTCATTGCTGTCGCACTTGTTCTTTCCACGAAAAGTCCATCTCCTATTGGAATTATCTCGTCGCCTGCTCCTGTTGTAATCTGTATATATTTTGCCATGTTATTATTTTTTATGGATTAAACAAAAATTTTAGATTTATGTGATACTAAGTTACAAATTTTCTGTTAGCTTTTTTAAGTGCTTTAAAAGCTCAACCCCGTCATCAGATTGAAAAAACGAAACAGCCATGTGCAAAGGATCTTCTCCATATGGCACGTTTAACATTTTCTTTTTGTTTGACGGTGTATTGAACCATATTTCTCTATCTCCGTTTCGTAAAGTCAATAAATTACTATCAAAAAAGGATTGCACAGTTGCATTAAGTTGCAACATTGGGTCTTTCAATATAGATAAAAAATCTTTGGGATTGTTTTTAGCAAAGACTAACAAATCTCTTTTTAATTCAGCCGTTGTCATCTTGCTCACATTTTTATTAAATAAAACCCTTGACATGTTTACAACTTGATCAATAGATAATTGTCTTGCTTCGATAAGCGCATCGACCTCTTGATTAAGAGCGTCTACTTTATCTTGCGCATCTTTATTTTTATCAACCTCTACAAATGTCCTACCGTTACCTGGATGTAAGGCCAAAAACTTTTGTAGATTTTGGTTTTCTTTACGTACTGTCAAAAATCCATTTTCAAATACGATAGGTTCTAATATAGCATTACCATCTTGTTCCTCCATGAATGGGGAATTTTGATTTCGTGCATATCTTAAGGATTTATTTGTTCCCGTCTTCTCATCAAAATGAAGTAGAGGATACCTCTGCGTGTGTCTAGAGGCTAATATTAATGATAACGGTGCGTTATCACGTGTAAGTTTGTAGATTTTATCTACGTATTTAGACTTATTCATTAGATTAAATTTAATTAGATTTTAAAAATAAGGGGAGCTTACGCCCCCCTATGAACAAAACTATTCTTGGAAAATAAAGAAGTTGTTAGCACCTAAAGTACAAACAGCTCTTTCAGACAAGAAGTTTACTTGCATGTTATCCACATCAGTTGTTCTTGCACCACCAGCTGAACCAGTAATCCAAGTTTTGTAACGTCTGTCTTCAGTTTCTGAAGCTCTGTATCTAACATGTAAAAATGGTCTTTTAGCGTTTTTACCAAGTATTTGATCATAAACACTAGTTGAACCCGCAGGCACTAATAATCCGTTAATACGTCCTGATCCTGCACCTGTTGGTAGACCTCCTCTCATTGTTGGGTCATTTAAATATTTCCAATCTGATTTATAGAAGTCATAACCTCTCCTAAACCCTGTGAAACCTAAATTAAGCGCCATCTCTTCGTCATTGTCAAAAAGACCGTAAGATGTACCACCAGCACCATAAGAGTTTTGAGCTGCAAGCATATCGTCAATATCAAACGCAAATTGTCTATCAACAAATAAAACATTTTCGTCTATTGCACCTTGCTTGTCAAGTCTACTAATAACATTATCAAAGTCTGCTAATGTGGTTGGATTTCCACCATCCCAAATATTTCCTCTTTGTTGTACGCTATAGAAGATACCATCAGATCCTGCACCAGGATTTGCTGCTGCACCTGAGCTTCCAAGAATTGCTGCAGCTCCTGAGTTTTGCTCAGCAGGGACAGCTTCTATCATTGCAGTTTCTAAATAATCATCAAACCTTAGTCTAGTTTCATGCTCAGATTTTAAATACCATAGGTAACCAGTTGCACCATCTTCAGTTGTTATTTCTACCCAACCGATTTGTGCCATATCAGAACCTGATACATTGTAAGTATCTTTGATTATAATAGGTTTGTTTTCGAAAATAAAATCATTAGCTTCAAGTGAACCAACCATTCCAGCAGTTCCTTTTCTAAATTCTGATCCGTAAATAAATACAGTAACATCAGAGTTACCAACACCAGTTCCGTTAGTAACAAGACCACCTGCTTCATAAAAGTCAGCAGTAAATTGTCCTCTACCACCAGCAGCGTTATTTACAGCGCTTACTACAGCTTTGTTAGAACCTGAGCCATCGTTTTGAACAACTACTATAGTTTGTCCTATTCTGATAACCTGCTCTGCTGCAGTTGGATCTAATGTATCATTTACTTGAAAAACAACTTGATCATCTCCAGCTGTTCCTGCACTACCTACTTGAGTGTATTTAGTGTGTAACCTACCTTGCTCAGCCCATTTAATAAGGTCAGAATTTGTAGGCATCTCCGCTCCTACCATACGTAAGAATGAAGATATAGTTCTATTACCATAACGTTCAAACTCTTTTTCATAAGTATCAGGTAGATACTGATTCAAAAAGTCAAAATTAGTTATGTAGTTTTCCGTTGTTGGAGTTCTTTCCGAACTCGGTGTCAACGCAAATGTTGGAATCGATTTAACTTGTCCAGGCATAATTTTTAATTTTTAAATTTTACATTTTTTTAATACTCTTAATTCTCAGACCACGGCTTGAAGGCTGTGATACTGATTTAACTTGAAGCCCTCCTTTAGTTGATACTTCGGGTGCACTACGTTCAGTCATTTCGACATTTTTTGTTTTACGCATTACATCCTCAGTCGCAAAAGATTTGCCTTGCTCAAAAAAGAACGAAGCAAATTTTTCAGGATTCATAGCTATGGCTAGAGATCTGTGATAACCCTCAGCATCTTTAAGCATTCCTCTTTCATCCAAATATTTACTAATAAAATTAATTGGAGTTTCTTGAGATTTTCTTAGTTCTGCTGCTGTACCGGGAGAATAAGTAAAATTGTTTTCGCCTATTGTGAATTTAAAACCTTTAAACTCAGGAGAAAAAAGTTTGTCGCTTTGTGATCTAAACCACTCGGACTTTCTTGAATTTTCTTCTTCTCTAGATTTAGCCTCATTAATGTATTGCTTATAAGCTTGGTAGTCTTCATCATTTGCGCCTGAACTTTCCCTTGACTCAAGAGGTAGTTTGTATTTTTGTTGCTCTTGATAAAAAAACTTTTTGGCTTTAGCAACCATCTTTTTCTTTGCTAGTTTAATCTTTTTAATAACTGCCGGTTCGTCAGAATCTTCGTCATAAACATACTCTTCCATTAGGTCGCTTATGTCTTCGGGATCCAAACCCTCTTCAGTTATTGTTAGATATTCTCTAAGCAAATTGTCAGGGCTCACATCAGAATAATCCTTTTGTAATTTAAGATAATCACTCATCGAGCGCCCTGTTTCTTTTTTATATTTGAGGTAAGCGGCAACATCTTCAGCTAAAGGCTCCTGCTCTTCACGTTTAGCTTTGAGCTCTTCCAAAGAGTTTACCTCTTGTCCCCATCTATTTCCAATATATGAAAGAACGTCTTCTTCTGATATTTCAGAAGAGCTTTGTACTTCTTCGGTTGCTTGCTCCTCTGTTTTATTTTCTAAAGGTGCAGTTTCAT